ATTAGAGGAAGAAAGAATAACAAAAGCACTAAAGTGCATTGGACATTAAAAACTCCTATAAATGCAGTCTTCTCCAATTATTTTATGATTTAGAAATATCTATCAGTAGTAAAAATTTTTCATAAACCACAAAAGATAGTACCGCACAAATATCCAAATTTCGAGGGATCGAAACACCATTTTGTAGTTAAAGCCCCACCATCCATCTAAGACCAAGAACCTGGAGCTTGCGTACAGAACCCCATAGACTATAAAAACATGATGAAAGACATGAGTTATGTAGTTCAGTAGGATATATACGCTAGTATACTAAAAGGACAACTAGTATCAATAAATGATTCCAGGGAATCAAAGATGTCCGGATTTGACATATTCTATTAAGGGAAAAAAGCTGAGTCTTATGAATTTTCTCACTATTCAGTTAGCAACACCATGCATGCATTAGTAAGATAGTTTTAGATGAAACATGTCATACAAGAAGAAGCCCTTACTTCGATCAAAAGCACAATGAAAAGATTTACTATTTGGTTTGAGGACGTCAATTAAGAAATTTATGATGAATTTGAAGTTAAAGAAATTTTTTAATTCCCTCTTAATCACGACGGATGGACAAAAGGAAAGAAAGATAAATACTTAAAGAATATAATTGCCGCCACTAATGGTATGTTAAATTAATCCTAAATCAGCTATGAATTGAGAGTTAAGACAGGAGAAACTTATCAAACTGAAGATGATTACATAGAAGACAATATTCTCATAGGGTCATCCAAGAGAGCGAGGTGTATATGTAATCCTACGGATGCTCTCTGTTCTATCCTTACTGCCGTACAATCCTAATTATGGCAGATATTTCACAAAACTATTCCTGCATTTGTCCACGGTCTGGCCCCTAATGAATTAGCCCCACTATTTAGACAATATGTAGACGATAGATTTGTCGCTATATCTACAGACTACAAATCATTTGATTCTACTCAATCATACCCTCTTATGATGGCAATAGACTATGAATTGTGGCAATCCTTAAGGAGATTTGTCGAGAAAATTCTGACACATGAATGCAACTCTCCGAATATGGACGTGGATCAATTGATAGCACAGACCATGGCTGCAGCAACTACTTATGATTAAAATATATTTGTGCACACTGTTTTCACCACGAATTCTCTAAAATGGTCTGAGGAGGAAAATTAATAATTCAGGAAATTAAACTGCAAGTATCCATCAGAGCAGTACACTCTCATTAAAATAAAAGGCACAGTTTGTTCAGGACATCCCACCCAAACCACAATGGGAAATACTATACGAGTATGCATTACAACCTGGAACATGTTTGAAAGACTAGGTATAAAAGA